TTCAGTAGTAGCAAAGTATAGGAGTAATGAAGTAAAACCAATGCTATTTCCTAGTGTTATTGAGGAAGTAGGAAAGAATTATAATAATGCATTTATTATATGTGAGGTAAATGATGTAGGAGATCAAGTAGCATCTATATTAAACTATGATCTCGAATATCCAAATCTACTTCAATGTTCTATGAGAGGTAGAGCAGGACAAATTGTTGGACAAGGGTTCTCTGGTAAGAAAACCCAACTTGGAGTTAAGATGTCTAAGACAGTTAAGAAGGTAGGTTCTCTTAACTTAAAAACACTTATTGAATCTGATAAACTTCTTTCATGTGATTATGAGATTATGAGTGAGTTAACTACCTTTATACAGAAGGGTAACTCATTTGAGGCAGAAGAGGGATGTCATGATGACCTTGCTATGTGTTTAGTCATCTATGCATGGTTGGTTCAGCAGGATTACTTTAAGGAACTTACTGACCAAGACGTTAGAAAGAGATTATATGATGAGCAGAAGAATCAAATAGAACAGGACATGGCACCATTTGGATTTTTATCAGATGGGTTGGATGATACTGAAAGCTTTGTAGACAATGAAGGAGATAGATGGTATGTTGATGAATATGGAGACCGTTCTTACATGTGGGAGTATATGTAATGGAATTAACTGACTTAAATGTAAACAATGTGCTCAATGAAATCCGTCCTTATATTGAAGCGGATGGAGGGTACTTAGAATTTGTAGCAATAGATTACCTTGAAGATGGACCAATTGTTATGGTTAAACTTCTAGGTGCATGTTCTACATGTGCTATGAGTGCTATGACATTAAAACAAGGTATAGAGTCTCATTTGCAAGCAGAATGGCCAGAAATAAAGCAAGTAATACAAATATAAAATTGTTCATTTATTGTTTCCCCTCCGAAAATAACCTTTTTAATAAATAATTTCACGATAAACTGAGAAATTCGGAGAAAAAAAACATGGCGACTCCTCAATTATCTCCTGGTGTGTTAACCAGGGAGGTTGACTTAACAGTAGGAAGAGCTGAGAATGTATTAGATAACATTGGAGCAATTGCAGGACCGTTTGCAATTGGACCAGTTGATGAGGCAACAGACATTTCTACAGAGCAAGACCTTATCAATGTATTTGGTGAACCAAAGAGTACTGATGCACAGTATGAGTACTGGATGGCAGCATCATCTTACCTTTCCTACGGAGGAGTTCTAAAGGTTGTAAGAACTGCTGGTACAACTCTAGCAAACGCAAACGCTGGAACTGACGAAGCAGCAGCAACAATGACTGGTGCTGGTAGAATCGACAATTATGACGATTATATCCAGAATCATGCAGAAGCAGCAGACTTTACTTTTGCAGCAAAGAACCCTGGTTCTTGGGCAAACAACCTTAAAATCTGTGTTATTGATGATGCAGCAGACCAAACACTTACTTTAAGTGGTAGTAATGGTGGTACTGTTGTTGGTATGGCAGTAACAACTCCACTTAATGGTGTAGTAGTTCCTGGTGCAGGATCAACTTCCGCATTCACTGGATACCTTAAGTCAATTATTACTGGTATTAATACAACTACCAATGTAGCAGACGTTAAGATTGTTTCAAGAGTTGCAACTGATGGCACAGAAACAAAGATTGATTATGCAGAAGGAACTGAGTATGCATCATTCAGTGCAACTGATAATGTTAATGTAATACAGAATAACGGAGCAGCACTTGGCGTTGCTCATACAATCAGTTCAGTAGTTGACTGGTATGATCAGCAGACTCTTGGATTAACAAATTCAGTAGTTTATTGGAAGTCAATTGCTGGTAAGCCAAAGACAAACAAATATTCATTAGATAGAAACGGTAAGAACGACGGAATTCACGTTGTAGTTGTTGATGATTTAGGAGATGTAACAGGCATCCAAGGTCAAATCCTTGAGAAGCATACAAATCTCTCGAAAGCATTAGATTCAGTTTCTGATGTTAATTCACCGCAGAAGATCTGGTATGAGCAATTCTTAGCAGACTATTCTGATAACGTATATGCTGGAGGAAATCCAGGTGCTGCTGCAGACTCTTATTGGAGTACTACACCATTACCAACTGGATTCTCTGCAGGATTCACAAAGAATACAACTGCACAAGGTCTGTGGGGACAAAATGCACAAGGAGTAACATTCAGTGCAATAGGTAAAGTAACATATACCTTAACTGGTGGTGTTGACTATTCTGGTACAAACGGAATGGGTGCAGCATTAGCAGACTTGATTACTTCTTACGGTAAGTTCTCTAATAAGGATGAGCAAGAAGTAGATTACCTTATCGGTGGTCCTGGTTGTGCAACTAAAGCAGAATCACAAGCAAAAGCAAATTATGTGATCTCATTAGCAAATGAGAGAAAAGACTGTGTTGCAACAATTAGTCCACATAGGGCAGACGTTGTTGGTATCACTAATGACGATACACAGACAACAAACGTCATTGATTTCTTTAGCACACTATCATCTTCATCTTATGCGATATTTGATAGTGGTTATAAGTACACATATGATAGATTCAACAATAAGTTCCGCTATGTTCCATGTAACGGAGACATCGCTGGTCTAATGACCCGCACAAATATTGTTGCATATCCTTGGTTCTCACCTGCTGGTCAGCAGCGTGGTATTATTAATAACGCAATTAAACTTGCATACAATCCAGATAAGGCACAAAGAGACAAGCTTTATCCTGCAAGAATTAACTCCGTTATTACACAACCAGGAATCGGAACCCTCTTGTTTGGCGACAAGACTGGTCTTGGTTATGCTTCTGCATTTGACAGAATTAACGTTCGTCGTTTGTTCCTTACAATTGAGCAAGCATTACAAAAAGCAGCAGAGGCTCAACTCTTTGAACTCAACGATGAGTTAACAAGAGCAAACTTCCGCAATATTGTGGAACCTTATTTACGTGACATTGAGGCAAAGAGAGGACTTTATGGGTTCCTCGTTGTTTGTGATACCACAAATAACACACCTGATGTTATCGATAATAATGAATTCCGAGCAGACATCTTCCTGAAGCCTGCGAAGTCAATTAACTACGTAACACTTACTTTCGTTGCTACCCGTACTGGTGTTAGTTTCGAGGAAGTAGTTGGTAGAGTTTAATTTCATAATCTAAATACAACAGGAGGATAACCCATCATGGCTACAAGTAGAGAAAACAAATCCATCTCTCAATTCAAATCCGCACTTATCGGTGGCGGTGCAAGACCCAATCTGTTCGAGGTAGAGTTAACCACTCTACCTGGTGGTATTCAGTGGGATGCTGAGAACTTCAGATTTATGGCAAAGGCAGCAGCATTACCTGCTCAGAATATTGCTCAAATCGATGTTCCATTCAGGGGTCGTATTTTTAAAGTTGCAGGAGACAGAACCATTGATACATGGACTGTTACTATAATTAATGATGAAAGTTTTGCGTTAAGGAATGCATTTGAACAGTGGACAGAAATCATTGCTAAGTTAGATAATAACTTGGGTGCTACTGATCCATCAGCATATATGACAAATGCAAAGGTATTCCAATTAGGTAGAGGATCTAAGAAATCTAGTAAGGATGCAACTGGAGATTCTAATGCAGTTCTTAAAGAGTATGAATTCGTTGATATTTTCCCAACGACAGTCAGTGAGATTGCATTAAGCTACGATACAGGTGACACAATCGAGGAGTTTGATGTAGAATTCCAAGTACAGTCTCTAAATCTTACTGGAACTGGCTCTCCTAACGGTTGATAAATAGAAGTAAGAAAACATCATAAATTATGGCTAAGTTATTTGGGTTCTCAATAGAGGACGCAGAACCACTATCTCCATCGGCAGTCTCTCCCGTTCCTCCTAATAGTGAGGACGGGAATGACTTCTATATGAGTAGTGGTTTTTTTGGTCAGTCGATAGACCTTGAAGGGGTATACCGAACTGAATTTGATTTGATCAAAAGATATCGTGAGATGGCACTTCATCCTGAAGCGGATAGTGCTATTGAAGATATTGTAAATGAGGCATTAGTTTCTGATAGTAATGATGTACCAGTTCAGCTTGATTTAGATCATCTAAATGCCAGTGATGGTATTAAGAAAAAAATCAGGGATGAGTTTAAATACGTCCTAGATTTGATGGACTTTGATAAAAAGGCTCATGAAATTTATAGAAACTGGTATATTGATGGAAGAATTTATTATCATAAGGTAATTGATTTAAAGAAACCTCATTTAGGTCTTCAAGAGATTCGTTATATTGACGCAATGAAAATGCGTTATGTGAAGAAGCAAAAGCAGACTAATAAAGATAAGTATAAGAATCCTTCTAGAATGAATGACGATAATCCAATGGATTATGAGTTTCCTGAAACAGAGGAATTCTTTATTTACAATCCTAAAGTCAGTTTCCCAACAGGTGCTATTGGTCAGAACTCCGCAAATTCTGGAATTAAGATGACCAAAGACTCGATTGCTTATGCAACGAGTGGACTAGTAAACAGAAACAACGGAACAACACTATCATATCTACACAAAGCAATTAAGTCACTCAATCAACTTAGAATGATTGAGGATAGTCTGGTTATATACAGATTATCTCGTGCTCCAGAAAGAAGAATTTTCTATATCGATGTTGGCAATCTACCGAAAGTAAAGGCAGAGCAATATCTCCGTGACGTGATGATGAGATATCGTAACAAACTTGTATACGACGCATCAACAGGAGAGATCCGAGATGATAAAAAGTACATGGCGATGTTGGAGGATTTCTGGCTCCCTAGACGAGAGGGAGGGCGTGGAACTGAAATTTCTACTCTTCCTGGAGGTCAAAACTTGGGGGAGATCACGGATATTGAGTACTTCAAAAAGAAATTATATAGGTCGCTCAATGTACCCTCATCAAGAATGGACGGAGAAGGAGGATTCAACCTGGGACGATCATCAGAGATATTAAGGGATGAGGTTAAATTCAGTAAGTTTGTTGGACGTTTGAGAAAGAGATTCTCAGGATTGTTCATTGACATGCTGAGAACACAGTTATTACTCAAAAACATTGTCACCCCAGAAGATTGGGAGATAATGAGTGAGCATATTCAGTTTGATTTCTTATACGATAATCACTTTACTGAATTAAAAGAAGCAGAACTAATGAATGAAAGATTAGGTTTGCTTGCTACTGTTGAACCTTATGTTGGGAAGTATTATTCTCAGGATTGGATTCGTCGTAGAGTATTACGTCAAACTGATGAAGAAATTATCGAACAAGATAAGTTAATTGATAAAGAAATTAAGGATGGTATTATTGCCGATCCAATGGCAATTGATCAAGAAATGATGCTTGATCCAGAAGGTAGTGGTGGTATCAGACCCGTTGATCCAACACAACTTGGTGCTACTGAAGCTGAACCTGATGCTGCTTTAAGATCTATGGATGTAGATGCTAGTGCAACAACTATGGATGCTAATCTCGTTAAGCCAAAAGGCGGCGAGATTTAGTGGAAACACCAAGAGAAGCTAATATATTTCATGTAAATTTGACAGATAATGATGTAAAAATATTATATGATGCAATAGATAAGTATAAACCTAATGAAGAATCCGTAGAACATTTACACCATTTAAAACGCATTTTCTTTGCGATGATTATGGAGTCAAATTATAACGCTGCGGATAGTGTATAAATAAACTGGCGACACTATTATTTTACAATGCCTGAAATAACTAATGATTTAATGGATATGATTATTGCTGATGAGTCACCATCGACTGTTAGTGATAAGATTAAAGATATTCTTTTTGCTAAATCAGCAGAAAAAATTGATGCTGCGAAACCTGAAATTGCAGGTAAAACATTTGGCAGTAATGCACCCGAAGAACAAGAAGTAGCTGATGCTGTTGCGGATAATGCTGCTCATATTAGTGGAGAAGTCGCTGCTGATAATGCTTCGGCTGATTAATTTATTATAAATAAAAAATAAGGACGAAAATGATTTCCAATGAAACTCATTAGAGAAGAAATAGAATCAGTAGAATTTATTACTGAGAAACTAAAAAATGGGAGGCAAAATCTTTATATTGAAGGTATCTTCCTACAAGGAAACATTAAAAACCGTAATGGTAGAATGTATCCTATGGAAACACTTCAAAAAGAAGTTAATAGGTACAATGAATCTAATGTAACTACTGGTAGAGCATTAGGTGAATTGGGTCATCCAGATGGTCCAACCGTTAACCTTGATAGAGTTTCTCATAAAATTGTTTCACTAAAAGAAAGTGGTTCTAATTTTATTGGAAAAGCAAAGATCCTAGACACACCAATGGGTCAAATTGCAAAGTCTCTTATAGGAGAAGGTGTAAAATTAGGTGTATCCTCTCGTGGTATTGGTTCTTTAAAACCAACCAAAGAGGGATTTAATGTTGTTGGAGATGACTTTATGTTGGCAACTGCTGCTGATATAGTCGCTGATCCATCAGCACCTGATGCTTTCGTTGAAGGTATCATGGAAGGAAAAGAGTGGATCTGGGAAGGAAATTCTTTCAGAGAGAAACTTGCAGCAGATACCAGAAGCAAAATCGAGTCACTTGCTACCCAAAAAAGACTCGAAGAACATAAATTAAGTCTTTTTAATGAGTTTATTAACTCATTGTAAATACTGCATTTATAAATAAATATAGATTTTAACTTTATACAGGAAATCGGAGATTACTCAAATGTCTAGTGGCACAAAT